CTTACCATCAATAACAGGAATATAAATTTTATGTCCGTCTGCATTAACGTAAGTCATTGTATCTGTAGTAGGCACAGTTCCAAAGTTATTGCCCATAAGATCAGCGTAGTTTGCACCTTCAAAACCATCAGCTTCAGTTGGCCCTGCATACTGCCAACTACCATCATCTCGTTTTACAAAGCCGCCTACGTCAAAACTCTGAACGCTGCTATCTTCCATACCATCAATCATAGCATCTATGTCAATATCTTCCATGCCGCCTGACATCTCTGGTTGCATTTGCATCTCAGGTGCAGGTGCTGGAGAACCACCCATCTGCCCTTCTTGTTCCATCTGAGCTAAACCCGACTTAGCTTGGTCACGCATCTGCATAAGTTTTTCTAAACCAATGTATCGTACAACATCAGCAGGAACGACAAACTCACCTTCACTTAGCTGTGCTGGCACATCATCTCGCACCTCTTCTGCTAAAGAGCCTGAGGGAACTTCATTACCTGATATAGGATCTACTTCGGCACCATCATCCAAGAAACCGCCTTCTGCATAACTATATTTATTGTTCATCGTTAACTCTCTCTCGTAAATACTTCAAGGATCTTAATTGCTGGATGGCACCTTGTGACTGAAACATTTCCTGTGTGTTAGTAGTTTGTTCCATCTTTCGGTGTTGTTGCTCAATGAGTACATCCAAGTATTCCGTGAATGTCTCATAAGCATCTTTGTTACTGCATAGTAGGTTGAGGGGCTTGAGGTTCATTACCACTAAATCCTTGTTCATCAGGAGTTGGTACTTGACCTATTCCTATGTTTCCATTACCTGCTCCCGTAGGATCAGATGGTTGCGGTGCGCCTTGTGCAGGGCCAGCTTGTGCTTGTGCTTCAGCCTGTTGCTTCTGCATTATCATAGCTTGCTCTTGTGCTTCTTCAATGTTGTTAGTCACCTTATCAGGATCTAGTTCCATTGACTTTGCAATCTCCCGAATGATGTACTGAGACTTCATCCAAGGTGCCAAGTTAGGATTAGCACCTACCTGTAAGAACTGCATCAAGCGTTGACTACGTACTTCATTAGCCATGAGAGACTCTGTGCCACGGGCTTTAACTTCTAAGTCACCACGGATAGACTTATCAAAGTCAAACTGCATGTTGAAGTGAAAGAAGTTCTTACCCATTGGGCCTAGCATATAATCATCAATGTTCTTTATAACAGTCTTGATACCACCAGCAGCAGCATTCATCAACATGCTAATACCAGAACTAGTACGACCTACGCCTGACACACCTGTCTGTCCATGAGAGAAAGAAGGTAAGCCTGTAGACTCGTCTGCAAGCTGTCGTGCCTTATCAAATAGCTGTAAGTTCTCACCTGACACGTTAGGATACTTAGTACCAAACAATGCTTGACCGGGCGCACCGCCTTGCCTACGGAATACTTTGCCTGGATATAGCTGCATGTCTTGGCCAGGAACTAGGTTAGTCTCGTCAACTTCAAAGATTAAGTTACCTGATAGCACAGCGTTATCCACAGCCATACGCATGAAACCATTCATAAGAGTCTGTGTATCATCCATGTTTTCTGCCAGTGCAATACCGAACAGTGAGTATGGGTTATGCTCATACGGCACAGCGTAGTAAGGCAGACGTACTGGCTTGAATGGGTTAAGCACTGAACGAATTACACGATCATTACAGATCCAGATGTTAACCTGCAGTTCATCAGCAGACTCTAACTCTTCTGGTATCTCAATGTCATGCTCTTCAATAGTCTTCATGTCCATCACGCCCCAGTACTCTAGTACTTCAAAGCGATCTACACCTGAGTCTGTTTGATAATCCTGTAGATCATCCTCCCAGTACTTCTTAGCGTAGCTTTCACCTTGGGTGATAACATCTTCAATAACATCTTTACGGAAGAAAGGTCTACGTTTAAGATCACGTAGTTGACTACGATTCATCTTATGACGTTGGATAGAGTACTGACAATCTGTGATAGAAGCAGCATCAGGATCTGGATAGAAGTCCCACACAGATACATAGGATACTTTAGGAACAGTCTTAGTAACAGGAATGTAGTTACCTTCCGCATCCCAATCAGGATACTCTTTGTCTACAGCCATTGGCCCTTTCATGATACCTGTACCAAACAGTGGCATCTCAAATGCAGCAGAGCGTAGTTGCTTAGTTGCCTCTGACTCGTCTAGCTGATCATGTATCTTCTTCTCCATACGCTTTGCAGCAAGCATGGCAGGGTTATAGTTAACTGAGGTAGGAGATGAACCCATACCTTCTTTAAGATCCTTACCTTCTAACTTAGCCTCCATCGGGCCTAGTTTAAGAGAAGCCTCCGTAGAGCCAGCAGGTAAGTCTTTACCATCCCCATCAAATCCATATGGAGATTCTTCTTCTGAACCTTCCGTGTCTGAACTCATAGGATCATAGTGTACATCACCTACGATACCCTCAGGCAACACTGTAGGATCTACAGATAAAGGAAAGCGACCTGCACTGAATAGTACATCAGTAATCTGACCATAGGCAGCTAGTACCTTTGTCTTAGTTACCTTGATGAATACACGGGACTTCTCAGCTTCGGTGAACTTAACAGACTCACTATAAACGCCACGATAGTTCTTGTAGTTACGCAACCACTGTTCTTCGTGTTGCCTACGTGAAGTCTCAGCTTTTGTAAAACGCTCGTTTACTATATCGACTAAGCGGCTAACGTACAGCTTCTCGTCCGATGCCTCCGTGACATCTTCTAGTGCTGCAGTTTCTGTGCTTAGTTCTGGGATTTGTTCTTCTGCCATTTGTTACTCACAAAATGTTAAGTTAATAGCCCATCACTGGGTCTGCTAAGTACTGACTGTTGGGTCTTGCTGTTGCAGGATCATAATCAAATACACCAAATCTAGGACGAGACATAATCCCATACCTAAGTGCATCATATAAATGATCGTGTGCGTAATTAGTATCTATATCTTCAGCATTCTTTTTATCTAAAGGTATAGTCGGTAGCTGAGAGATAAGGTGATTACATGTATTGAATATAATCATACGAGGCTCTTCGGTGAACTCGTCTACCTGTAAGCGTCTGTGTAATTCATTCTTACCTGAGATTCTTGTACCCTTTGATCTATCTGATGGCCTCCACCGACAACCCTTAACAACCATACGTTCAGCTATACTAGGGCCAGTGTCACCACGTTTATGCCAGCAGGAAGAGTCTAGTACCCCGTACTGTATAGGGCCGTCACCTTGCTCTGCTTCAAGTATCATATCAGCCAAGTCCTCAGCTAATACCTTCGATACATACATCTCTCTGTAAACAATTAACTGCTCGTTAGGTGCTACAGCACACCAAACAATTGCGGAGTAAGAGCCATAGCCATAGTCTCCACAACGGAATTTAGTCCAGTTACGGGGTATTTCAAACGATTCCACCACATGTATAGACCTATTAAACTCAGGGAAAGCTGCACCTTCTGCAATGTCCCAATCACCTTCCAATAGTTGTCTACGCTGTTGCTCTGGTAACGAAAGTAAGTTTGCTTCATAGTCGCCTGTCTCAGTCAAGTAAGGATTATCGGATAGCTTTGCAGGAATAAACTTCCTACGGAATAGTGCTTGTCCTTCCTTGGAGTGACCTAGTGGATACACCATCGGGTGACCTGTCTCTGAATCAGTAGCATCAAAGGCTTCCCCATATGGAGCAGGGTCAATGAACATCTTCTTTACCCAAGCATGTCCACGACCTCCTGGGTTTGTGGATGCTCTCATGTAAATCGGCAGTTCGGGTGCAGTACTACGTAAACGTGATCGTAGGTAATCCCATGCGTAGGATGTACCCCATTGTGTAAGTTCATCAAACCCTACCCAAGAAAAGGATAGACCTTGGTAACGTGATACGTCATCATCCTTGTCTAAGTAGGAAAACCAAAGTCTCCCACCTGACGGAGCCGTCCATGTCATCTTACGCTCTGACCACTTAATGCCTGGAATTATCTTAGGGTATAACTCCTGAGACTTCCAGATTAACTCTCTTAATTCTTCTGTAGTGTGTCGTAGTATCA